CTGTGATTGCATGCTTGACAAAAGTCCTTTCGACGCCATCGAAATGATATTCTTGCCAATATTGGATGGCATCATCGACTCTATCCGAGACTTGTTGCTCATCCACATTTATTTCTATCACAGGAGCTCCGAGTCTCCTTAGACAATAATCCTGTAGATCCGTTCTACTAGCTAAAGCCATAATCTACTCCTAGTTCAGTAAAGTACCGGCTGCGTTGTATATTGCTGTTCCTGTTATGGTAGCAGTAGAGCCTTCGCCCTGTGAATGAGAAACAGTAATACCATTTCCTCCACTTACTTGCGCCATGTAATTTCCTGTCGTATCTGTTCCTAAAGCAACACTATTGGCCTGAATAGTAGCTGTACCTGTAACGTTTCCTGTACCATCAAACGATGCTGATGTCCATACGACGTCACCTGTCATACCTATTGTTCGTGCTGTTGCTAGTGCTGTTGCTGTGCCTGCAAGTCCAGTAGTGTCTTGGTTTAATGTTCCTACCACTAAATCTACTGTATTATCAGCATCTTGATAAGTTGCTGTAATACCTGTTTCAGTGTTAGAACTAAACATAGCTCCTACTGTGTCTGACACAACCTCACTTAGATCTATGTTGGCTGAGCCGTCAAAAGATACTCCGTGAATTGTTCTAGCTGTTGCTAAAGTTGTTGCAGTGGCTGCTAAGCCTACTGCTATATTGGCTGTTCCATCAAAAGATGTCCCACCAATTGTTCTTGCTGTTTCTAATGCTGTTGCTGTTGCTGCATTTCCTGTAGTCGATCCTGAAGATCCACTTACATTTCCTGTAACGTTACCTGTTAAAGCGCCTACAAAAACGGTTGAAGTTACAGTCCCAGAACTTGGATTATATGTTAATCCTGTATCTGTTTCTATACCTTGTCCGCCTGTTGCGCCGTCTACGAATGTAGGGTAAACTGTTTCGTCTGTACTATTATTAGCACTAGCCGTAACATTTGTAGATGTAACAGCTAAAGTAGCTGTATCTGCATTACCCGTTACATTACCTGTAACATTTCCTTCTAAGTTTGCTACTAAGGTGCCTGCAGTAATTGTTAAATTACCTGTACTTGCACCCGTAAAGGATCCTGTTCCTACTGTGAATTTATCTGCACTCTCATCATAACCGATGAACGCATTATCTGCACTACCTCGTTCTATGATTAGACCGGAATCATTACCAGGTGTCCCTGATGTTCCGTTTGCTAGTTCAATTAAAGCATCTGTAACTGTTAAATTTGTAGAATCTATTGTTGTGGTTGTACCATTAACATCTAGATCTCCACTAACTGTTACATCTGCGAATTGGACATCAGAGTCTGTTGCTACTGCTTGTCCTATTGCTATTGTTGCTGTTGAACCTTCTGCTGGAGTATGTGTTATTGTAACACCTGTTCCACCAGACGCGTCTGTCATATAATTTCCTGTTGTATCAGTTCCTAGGGCTACACTATTTGCTTGTATAACAGCTGAGCCTGTAACGTTGCCACTACCATCGAATGCTGCTGATGTCCATACGACATCTCCTGTCATTCCAATAGTTCTGCCTGTTGCTAATGTTGCCGCTGAACCTGTAGTGTTTTGATTAAGTGTTCCTACTGTAAAGTCAATCGTATTATCGCCATCGTCATACGTGACTGTAATACCACTTTCAGTATTTGAACTAACCATTGCTCCAACGGTATCAGATATTACTTCACTTAAATCTATGTTAGCCGTACCATCAAATGATACGCCATGGATTGTTCGTGCTGTTGCTAACGCTGTAGCTGTTGCTGCTAAACCAACTGCTATATTTGCAGTACCATCAAATGATGTTCCGCCAATAGTCCTAGCTGTTGCTAGCGCTGTCGCTGTTGCTGCGTTACCCGTAGTCGATCCTGAGGATCCACTTACGTTACCTGTAACATCTCCTGTCAATGCTGCTGCAACTGATGTAGTAGTTAGCAAACCAGAACTTGGATTATATGTTAACCCTGTGTCTGATTCTACTCCCTGAGTACCTGTTGCGCCGTCTACAAAGACTGGATACGTTGTTTCGTCTGTACTATTATTAGCACTGACTGTTACGCCAGTTGCTATTGCTGCTGTACCTGTAGTGTCTTGGTTTAGTGTACCAACCGCAATTGTTGTTGCTGATATACTTAACCCTGTCCCAACAGTTAACCATTGTGAGGCTCCTGCTGAGTCGTCCCAAAAGACAATCCTGTCTGCGTTGGGATCTGATAAACTTTCAATTCCTAAGTGAGATAAACTAACCGTTGCACTTCCACTTGTCGCACCACCTGCTAATCCTGTTCCTGCTACGACCGCTGTAATGTCTCCAGAACTTAATTCTGAATACAAGGCAAGTCTGTGCCCGCCTTGGGTTGAGCCGTCATGAACTCTAACATGATCTAAGGTAGTATCGACGGAAATTTCGCCTTCAGCACCAGTGAACGCGTCGTTTTGGACTGTCGTTCCCCTTCTAAATTGTACTTGTGTTGGCATTGTTTTCTCCTATTTAATATGTTCCGCCATCTATTGTACCGGATACATTCCCGCCAGGAATGTTTCCAGAAATATTAGCAGCCGAAGCGAGCATCATCTCGGTTCCGCCTGCCGTGCTTCCATCGTGGACCCTAATAGCATTGTTAGTAGTATTCACAGAAATTTCACCTGCTGCACCTGTGAACGCATTGTTCTGGGCTGCTGTGCCTCTTCTAAATTGTACTGTAACTGCCATTTGTTTTCCTCTAATTTATTGGTTATGAAAAAGCGCCTAAGTCTTCAGTAGCGACCCTCATTTTAATAGTAGGATTAACAGATGTATAATCTCCTTTCAGATCGTAGATTTTGTCTACTAACTGTCCAAAGGCATCTGTACTTAATGCGTTTGCAACACTACCATAGTCTCCTGTTGGAAATACTAATGATAGATCTGCTTCAACATAGTTAGCAACGTTTATGATAGCGTCTGAGCTATCCCTAACGTAGATCTTTTTATCTGCTGTATTTAATGCAACTTCTCCGACTGCGAGATCTGAGGTTGTTGGTGCATCATCTGCTGTTTCAGATTTTTTGATCTTAATTACTATCGCCATGTTATTTCTCCTCTATAAATTGTCCAGATACGTCTCTTTTCTTCTGTGAACCTGGCCTTTGGTTAACCTTCATCGGTTCAGGTGCAGGTGTAGGTGCTACTTCCTCTTTGGGTGCATTTTGTGCTCCAAAGTCTCCGCCGTCTTGCACCTGCTGTTCCTGTGCCTTGGCCACATTCGCTGTCTCCAAAAGACTTAATCTAGTTTTTAATAAAATGTTTTCCGCTTGTAACTCGTTGACTTTCGCCGCTAAGTTTTTAATATATTCATTAATCAATTCACTTTGATCATTATTTTGTGTCATTGTCATTCCCTATAATTAAATTTAGTATGTTCCGCCGCTAATTACGTTGGTCCATGCTGGTGTCCCACTATTAGAATACATAATGTAAGTGTCGGCTCCAGCTGCAGTTGCTTGTATAGCTCCTGCTCCGTTACCGTATAATACACCATTGCTTGTAAAAGTGCTAACGCCCGTTCCACCATCTGCTACTACTAGATCAGTAATGCCTGTAATAGTTCCACCTGTAATTGTAGCACTTGCTGATTCTAGTGCTGCAACAAGTGTTGCTACTGCATAACCTGTTCCGCCTGTATTAACAGTTGTTGTTGGAGCTGCTTGGTTGTCTTTAAAGAGTTTCCACTTACCTGAATCGGAAGCGTCTCTAAATAGACCACCATATAAATCTTGTGAACCCGAAGTATCATACAAGCCGTATAAACCAACGTCAACAGCGTCTGAGCTATTGTTGCCGGAAGCTAATATAATAAGTGGATCTGCAACACTTAAGGTTGTGGAATCAACTGTTGTAGTTGTTCCTGATACTGTTAAATTACCGCCAATTGTTACATTGTTAGGCAATCCAATAGTGATCTTGTTGTTTGAAACTGTTGTTTCAATTTCATTGGCTGTCCCGTCAAATTCTAAGGTATCTGTTCCCACCGTTACGGTGTCATTCGATCCTGAATCTGCTCCAATTGTCAGTACTGAACTGGTTGTTGCTGTACTGGCCGCTGTTATACGTCCTTGAGCATCAATAGTTATTACTGGAATTGCTGAGGCCGATCCATAAGAAGCTGCTGTTACCGCTGTGTTATCTAGAGTAGCTGTAACCGTTGTGCCGGATGCACTTGTAGAAATACCTGTGCCCCCTGCAATAGTTAATGCTTCTGAATCTAGATCAACATCAATAGTACCGGAGTCAGACGTTACGTCCATATCCTGTGCTGTTACTTGTGAATCAACGTAAGCTTTTACAGATTGCTGTGTTGGAATTAACGTAGCAGAGTTTGAAGCCATATTGTCTTCATCTACCCATGCTGTTACCGTTACTGATCCATCACTAAGCGATCCGAAAGTTACTGTGCCTGCGGAAAAATTACCACTTCCATCTCTTTTAACAAGAGTGGAGGCAGTATTTGCTGTAGCTGCATTGTCGATAAGATCGGTGTAGTATTTACCACCAATCTCTTGTATTACTTCCGACCCACCTGAGTCAATAGAACTAATATAGAGCTTAGCGGCTGCGCCACTACCGGATCTATCTTCACTATAAGCTAATTCAGCTTCAACCAAATCACCTGTTGCAGGAGCTGCTGAGCCCGTGCTTCGTTTAATTTGAATTGTTGTTGCCATTTAATTTCTCCTAGTTAAATGTTTTGTTATTGTGACTAAAATGTCCCACCATCGATTGTAGTTGGGGCTGCTGCAGTTAATATCTGAGCTACCCATTTATTTACAGTCGTATCATAAACTAATGTATAACCATCTTGTACACCAGATGTATCTACACTTGATAGATCATCTAATGAAGTACCCACTCTGGCAGAAGTAGTCTGTGTTGTAACAACACGCGCGGCGCCTAAACCTACGTTTACTTTCAGTCCGGACTGCGGTGTAACTGTTACTGCCATCTATCCTCCTATGCTGCCTTTGTTACCTGTGGGGTTACTGTTACGAGGCCTTCTAATACTCTAAGAGTTTCCACAGGATCTGTTCCTGTGATCTCTACATCATAAACAAACCGGCCCGCTTTAACTGCTGTAGTCTCAGCTGCCGTCAATGAGATTGTTACTTCCCCTGTAGCGTCTACTTTTGCCGTAGTAAAGTCCGTTGCTGTCGTCCCCTCGTATGATTTTCTCATTTGTGATGCTATTGTATAATTCGCTAAGTTCTTTGCTGAATTATCATCATTCGTAAGATTAATCGTCAGACTAAACGTCGTACCTTGGTCAATAGTTATATTTTGTACAGTGGCCATCTCGCAATCTCTAAAAATGTTATTTATCTTATTTATAAATATTAACTATTACAATGAAAACTATTTTGACATTAAAGTATGGTGACAAATATGATGCAAATGCCGTCAATTCAATCTATGAACATACCGAAGGCAAATATAATTATGTTTGTGTAACAGATGATCCAAAGAATTTGGATCCTAATATACAAGTTATTTATATGGAAGATGAACCCGATCCGGGTTGTATGGAAAAAATAAATTTATTTAAATATAATGACCTTGGAACCATACTATATTTAGACTTAGATGTTAGAATTCAGAAACCAATTGATCATTTGTTTGATTTGTACAACGAAAACCCTTTAATAATATGGACATGGTGGAAAGATAAAGGGATAAAACAAATGAACATCCACGATTTTCCGTATAGATCGGACTTTCCACTAAGTAATTTCAACTCAAGCGTAATGCTTTGGGAAGACCTTACACATATTTACGAATATTATACTAAGAAAAAGGATGAATATATAGTAAAGTATCCTAACGGAGATGATACGTTTTTATATCATGAAGGCTTTACATTTGAACACTTACCAGAGCATGAAGTGTATTCGTATCTATTTGCAGGAAGAAAATATAGACCTGAATACTCGATATGTATATTAAATGGGCTAGATCACTGGCCGGAGATTGAAAAAGAATATGATGAACTTTGTTTGCATCAAGTGGGGCACTAAATACTCACCCAAATATGTAAATAACCTGTACCGTATGGTGCAGGAAAACTACAATAAGGAATTTACCTTTACATGTTTTACCGATGAGGCGAAAGGTTTAGACTGTGCCACAGAAAAAATACCTGATATAGAACCGTTACACCCTAAATATTGGTTCGGGAAAGAGAACTATTGTTGGGACAGGTCTAAGTTTCTTGTATTTAACTCTCACGAATGGCTTGGATATGTAGGGAAATGGACCTACTTTGACTTAGATATTATTATACAGAATGATATAACTGAGTTAGAAGACCTGGCCATGAAACCCAGAATTATACATAGCATTTGGCAAGACCCTAGGCATAAACACGATAGAAAATTTATAGAAGTTCGTGGTACATACTTCAATTCAAGTATGATGTGTTGGAACATGGATCAATGTCAGCATATATTCATGGATGCAATGCAAGAAGAGCAACAAATTTTTAGAACGTTCTTTAAAGGAACAGATAACTATCACTATTGGAGGCAAAGAGAGTTCTGGACTAACATACCTTATGATTGGGCTTACTCTTACAACAGAGGAATGCGTTATCCGGACGATTTAGAACGACATAAATATAGAAAAGATCAAAAACTTTGTATCTTTAATACGGATTTAACTCCGCATCCGATGGCAAAGGGACAGATTAAAATTGATGAATTACAAGATGAGAAACTTTTGAGAATTTGGAATGGTAACACTAATAGCTAATCAGCTAGACAGCAATTATAGTCAAAGACAAATTAACGCTTTTTACACTCAAGCGAAAAAGCTGATCGAGGATCCTTTTGACTTCATTGTCTTTACCAACGATGATGAAATGAAATTATTAGAAACCACTAAAAAGAAAGAAGGTTATATACAAGGTATAACTTTCCACGTTCCTAAGTATGGAAAAGACTGGTTAGAAATAGACATAATGCAACACACACATCCAAAAGATGTATCCTTATTTGTAACCCCTAATGTTATACTGAATAATCCTAAAACATTTTTTAATTATAAGTGCAAAGGGATAGACAAATTAGTATTAGAAGATGGTAACTTCTGTTATGTTTGCAATCGTAATGAACAAGTAGAAAAAATATTAAAAAAATGGGATGACATGGAAGACGATATGACATTTCAAAACCATTCATTTGCTGAGGCCTTTTATAGTAATGAAGTACCTGAGTTTTCTTTTATACAAAACACCAACCATAATTATCCAACACTAACTTTAGGAGATATTGTAGTGTTGCCTTATTGGTATGAAGACTTTACACCAGAACAATTAGAATTAAGTTACAATAGAGAAACAGATCTATATCCTTACTTGCCTGAAAGAGTTGAAATGGAATTAAGTAATGGTAATTCTCACTTAACTAGAAGCTTAATAGAAAACAATTTTGACTTTGACTTTATAACAAGAGCTAAATTTAAAAGGATTAAACTTATAGGTGAACCCATTACCAATCCAGAATTAATTGAAATATGTCAATACTTAATGGGTGAGTGGGGTATAGCTATAGATTTGGAAACAGAAGCAAAAGAAAATGATCTTATATGGTGGAATAATTTAGGTGTATTATTTTATAACAATTTTATTTCAGAATGGAACCAAGAAAGATCCTTTGCCGCTAAAAATATAGGTAACATAACTATTCATATAAACACAGGCAATCCAGACGAACAAGTTTTAAAAAGAGCTGAGACATTAATAAAGCAAGAGTGTAGAGTATTTTGGCACTACACTCAAACACATTTGTC